TTCAGAAGAACTAAAAAGATTTAAACAAGAAAAACAATTAAAAGATTTTAATGATCTATTGGAACAGTTTATATTGGAAGATATTAATCCTAGTTTTGAAGTGTTATTTATTGATGAGGCACAAGATTTATCTTTATTACAATGGGATATGGTTAGAACTTTGTGGAAAAATTCTAAAAAAACTTATATTGCGGGTGATGACGATCAAGCTATATTTAAATGGGCTGGTGCTGACGTAGACCATTTCATAGCTTTAAAAGAAGAAGTAGATGATATTAAAACACTAGATCAATCTTATCGTATTCCTGGTGGACCAATTCATGAATTATCTCAAAAAATTATTAGTAAAGTACAAAATAGATTTGATAAACAGTACAAACCAAGACAAGAAATAGGAATTTTAAGAAGATATTCAGATGTTACACAAGTAGATATGTCAAAAGGTAATTGGTTAGTATTATCATCAGCTAACTATTTTTTAGATGATGTTAAAGAACTATGTGAGTTGAGGGGTTGGTACTATCAACATAAAGGTCAAAATTCTATTCCTCTAAAATTATTATTAGCTTTATATAACTGGGAATCTTGGAGAGGAGGTTGTTATTTAAATAGTTTAGAAATAAAGAATATATACGAATATTTAGGGGCTAATGTATTGGAAGGATTTAAGAAAGGTAAAACCTTACATTCTGAAACAAAATATACTTTGCAAGAATGTATGGAAAAACATGGATTAATTACAAATAAAGTTTGGTACGATTCGTTTGAAGGTTTAGATAACCTTACCGAAAACTACATTCGTAACATGAGGGCGAATGGGGAAAAGATAAATAAAAATCCTCGTATAATAATGTCAACAATACATGGAGCGAAGGGAGGAGAAGCCGATAAGGTTTTATTATTACAGGATTTAACTGGCAAAGCTTTAGAAACATTTAGTCAAGACCCTGATGAATTACATCGTTTATTTTATACAGGAACAACAAGAGCTAAATGTGAATTGCATATTGTAGATCCAAAGAACTTTGATCGCGCTTATTTAATATGACAAATAAAAAAGATATGGAAAAAATATTTCCATCTATGAGACAAGAAGGTGGTAATCATTATAAAAAATATAACATACAACCTTATGAGTTTATATCATCTAATAACTTGTCTTTTTTTCAAGGAAATGTTATTAAATATGTGATTCGTTATAAAGATAAAAACGGAATAGAAGATTTAAAAAAAATAATTCATTATTGTGAATTAGAAATTGAAGAGATGAGAAGAGAAAAGAATGAATAGCTATATACCTAAACAATTTGCATTTGCAATCTTAGTTACAATTGTTGTTTTAATTCTATATACTTTATGAGAAACTTTCAAAGACCTTTGTTCACACCGGACACTGAATGGGTTATGCCTGATGAGTTAAGAGATTTACGAGGCCATAAAGAAATAGCAGTGGATTTAGAAACCAATGATCCGCAATTACTTGAACTCGGATCGGGGAACGTGGTTGGTCGTGGTCACATCGCCGGTATTTCATTAGCAGTTGAAGGTTGGTCTGGTTATTATCCTATAGGTCACGAACAAGGTGGCAATCTAGATAAGAAATTAGTTTTAGGTTGGCTTCAAGATTTATTCAATCAACAAGATACTAAATTTATATTTCATAATTCTATGTATGACGTTTGTTGGTTAAAATCTGCTGGGTTAGTTATTAAGGGTAAAATTGTAGATACTATGATTGCAGCATCTTTAATTGATGAAAACAGAATGAGTTATCGTCTTGATACATTAGCAAAACATTACATAGGTCTTGGTAAAGATGAAAAAGTTTTATTAGAAGCAGCTAAAGATTATGGATTAGATCCTAAGAAAGATATGTGGAGATTGCCTGCATTGTTTGTTGGTCAATATGCTGAAAGAGATGCTGAATCTACTTTAAAACTTTGGCAAAGATTAAATATGGAAATGCATAATCAAGAGTTAATGGATGTATTTAATTTAGAAACAAAATTGTTTCCTTGTTTAGTTGACATGAGATTTAAAGGAGTAAGGGTTGATCTTGAAAAAGCTGACAAAATAAAGAAAAATTTGATAGTTCAAGAAAATAAAATTATCAATAAAATCAAGGACTTAACGGGAATTGATGTAGAAATACATGCTGCTAGGTCAATTGCAAAGGCATTTGATAAATTAAAATTACCATATGATAGAACAGAAAAAAGTGATGAACCTAGTTTTACAAAAAACTTTTTACAAAATCATCCTCATGAATTGGCAAGATCAATTGCTGATGCAAGAGAAATAAATAAAGCACATACTACATTTATAGATTCTATAACTAAGCATGCTGTTAATGGAAGAATACATGCAGATATAAATCAAATTAGATCTGATGATGGTGGAACAGTTACTGGAAGATTTTCAATGTCTAATCCAAACTTGCAACAAATACCTGCAAGACATCCAGAGTTAGGACCATTAATAAGATCTATATTTATTCCAGAAGAAAAACATTTGTGGGGTTCATTTGACTATTCACAACAAGAACCTAGAATTTTAGTTCACTATGCAAAATTACAAAATTTAGAAGGCGTTGATGAAATTGTTGAAGCATATAATCAAGGAGATGCAGATTTCCATCAAGTTGTTGCTGATATGGCTGGCATAGAACGTAAGCAAGCTAAAACAATTAATTTAGGTTTAATGTATGGAATGGGTAAGAATAAATTAATGGCAGAATTAGGATTGATGAAAGAGTCTGCTGAAAAATTAATTAAACAATATCATACTAAAGCTCCTTTTGTTAAAAAGTTAATGGACAATGTAACTAGGAGAGCAGAAAATTATGGAAAGATTAGAACCTTGGGTGGAAGAGCATGTCACTTTGATTTATGGCAGCCTGTTCAATTTGGTGTGTTTAAACCATTACCATTAGAACAAGCAAGGAAAGAATATGATGAACCTTTAAAGCGTGCCTTTACTTATAAAGCTTTAAATAAACTAATACAGGGTTCTGCTGCTGATATGACTAAAAAATCTATGGTAGCTTTATATGAAAATGGTATTATACCTCATATACAAATTCATGATGAAGTGGATATTTCTGTTGTATCTGATAAACAAGCTGAAGATATCATTGAAATAATGGAATCGGCTGTTGAATTGAAAGTACCTAATAAAGTTGATTATGAAAAAGGAAGTAGTTGGGGAGATATTAAATAGTTTTAAATGTCTTATTTAAATGCTAATATACCACCCATATACTGTAAAATAAGAAGGGAATATTTATATGACTTACGAAAACATAAAGGAGAAACTGAAGATTGTGTGGTCTTTGCTATTGCAAGTATTCCAGGGCGTGCAATCTTATTTCATGCTTTACTTACGAATGGTGCAATATATTGGAGGCTTCCTATCAGTGCTTTTCTTCAAGGAAGAAACAGCGGTACTGTGCATCAAGGAAAAATGGAATCTCCAGATCTCGAAGATCTTGAGTTATGGAATTCATTTAGTTATTATCCTGCTGTTACTACTTTTGATTTTTTAATCGGACAACGCTGTAAATATTTAGGTAAAGATAAAAATTTTATACATGGTGAATATTTATTTACAATTGATTGGGCACATCCAGAACCTAATATTTTGGATACTGAACATTCCGAAATACCTGATCAACATAAGTGCGCACATATTTTGGCCCTTGATAACGGTAATTATGCAGCTCAGCCTAATAATCGTATTTTGTGGAGTATTGGTAGCTTTACTACTTCTAAACATTGGCCAGATTATAAAGTCACAACTACAGAGTGGAATGTTGAAAATAAAGACTGGCAATTAGAAGATACTGATAATATGTTCTATCAAACTGAAAAAAAAAATGATTAAAAAAATTAAACAATTAATCTGTAAGTTGTTTAAAATTAAACAATGTAAATGCCACGAAAAATAAAAAAGATTAGTAAAATTTTAAAATTAAATGCCAGAATAGAGCATGGTATATGTCCCTATTGCAATTTGTTATCACCTTTGCTATTCTTATATAAAGATTTCTACAGATGTTCTCTGTGTGGTGAAGAAGTAGAACAATATATTAACGGAGTTATTAAATATATTCCAATTACAAACAGTAAAAGAATAGGTTTAATGACAGAAACAGTTCAAAAATGAGTAGCGAATTTAAATTAAGTGACCAAACAAGTGTAGCATTACCAGTTAAAAATATAGTAGCTATTATATCTGCTATTGTTGTAGCGGTATGGACGTATTTTGGAATCGTTGAAAGATTAAATAGATTAGAAACAAATGAAAAATTAATGGCGCAAGACCTTTTGAAAAAGGCAGAACAAACTCCAAAGAATCAAGAAATGTATATGTTGATTGAATATCAAGCTAAATCAATTGATAAACATTCTAAACAATTAGAAGAGAATGTGCACACAAAAGTATTAATAGCTCAATTAGAAAAAAAATTAGATAAATTAGAAAAAGAATTAGATTCAGTTAGAGGTAAGTAATGATTGAAGCTGTATTTGCTTTATTAATGTATATGAATGGAAAATTAGAAGGTTATTCACCTAAAGCTAATGTTGCAGAGTGTTTAGAACAAAAAAGAAAAGTGGAACGTGATGGAACTAACGATGTTACTAAATGGCAGTGCAAAGAAATAAAAGCTATTATTGAAGTTGATAAGCATGGTATTAAAAGAATTAAAGAAATTAAAGAATAATGGCACGTAAAGTAAACGTAGGCAACGGTCTATTCATTAAACAGTCCAATAAGAAACGTCCAGGACGTCATTCAAAAAGCCCCAATAAACGTAACGATAGAAAAGAATATAACGGTCAAGGCCGTAGATAATGAATGCCCGCCCTAGTTGTACTAGGACGAGCAAACAAAAGGTGTGAGAAGAGATATTCATAATACACTAAAAATAATTATCTTGCAATACTTGTTTTTTTAACATATCTTCCCATATTAATATGAAACAAACAGAAAGAAAAATATGAAGACAATTGAAGAAGTAAATAAATGGGTTTCATCTGCTAGAAAAGGTGAAAAATCCATATATTATAAAGGTTTTTTTGCTGAAGATGCCTTTAAAAGTTTTGAAATGAGAAAGTTTTCTAAAGATCTTTTAGATTTTGAAAAAAAAACTAGCTTGTTTACTTTGTATCAAAAAAAAATTGAAGAAGGTCATGAACATAAAAAACCTGTTTATGAATATTATATAAAAAAAAACTAAAACAAAAGGAGAAAAAATGGCAGACCCAAATAAATTTAAATCAGTATCAGTACCAATAGATACTTATCACAAATTAGTTTACCTATCTAAAGGTAAATTTTTAGATGCAGAACTAACAATTAGCAAAACAATTGAAGCATTGGCTACAAGAGCTGCTAAAAAATTAGGATATAAAAATGGAAAATAGAACTCATAAAATTATTTGCGAACATTGCAAAGGCAATGGTTTTATTTACATTAATGTTTCATCTTATGATGAAGTTAAACAATGTAAAAAATGTAACTCACAAGGAGAAATAGTAATTAAAGAACCTTCTATTGAGGAAATGGATGCTATTTTAAATTTACAATGAAAAAAATAATTGGATATTATGGTGATAGAAAGGGTTTTTATGTTATTTACCAATACAAAAATGGTCGTACAAAAATGGTTTTGGAATCTCGTAAGTAGTTTAGGATGTTATTTAACTAATTTAGGTTGGAGGAAATTATATCGTGAGTACAAATTCAGTCGCAAAGCACTTAAATAAATATAAAAAACAATATGAATGATCCTCAATTAACTTTATTTCCTGAACAAAAAATAATTAAAGACATAGAATGTGTAGATATTACTAAAATAGAAACATATGATACTATGCGATTAAATAAATTAACAGATTTACCACCGAATACTTTTTTTATTTATAAAACAGGTGGTGTTAATTCTTTTATACCGGAATTAGGTAATGTATTTCCTTATGTAAAAAATCATATTAATAATAAAATATATTTACCTCAATTAAATAAAACTTATCTACAAGTAGTAATTAAACATGAAGGTAAAGGTTATCAAGTTGCCTTAGGCCGGGTTGCTTGCGCTGCTTTTGTTTATAATGACAACCCTGAATTAAAAAAAATGGTAGACCATATTAATGGAAACCGTATTGATGATAGAATAGAAAATTTACAATGGCAAAGTCAAAGCAATAATCTTAAAAAGAAAAAAATGGGAAAAGGTTATTTTGAACAACGAGTAAAATATTAAAATTTATGAAAACTTCTGTATTTATAGGTATCCCTTGTTATGGAGATGTTAAGGTTGGAACAGCTGATTCTTTATTTTTATTAGCACAAGTATTAGCCGGCAACCAAATCGCTTCTAAACTAATGTGGGCCAAATCTCCTTACGTTGGTAAGTGTAGAAATATGTTGGTGTCTGCATTCTTAAAATCAGGCGCTGAGTATTTATTATTCATTGATGCTGATGTAGAGTTCTATCCTGAAGCAGTTATGAAAATGATTAATTCAAAAAAGAAAGTTGTTTGTACTTTATATAGAACTAAGAAATTAGATTTAGTTGTAGAGTATCCAATCGTATTAGATAACAAGGAAACATTATTAGTGGATGATAATGATATGATGAAAATTAAAGTAGGCCCTGCAGGTTTAATGTTAATTCATAGATCTATATTTGAAACATTAATAGAAAAACATCCTGAACTAAAAATTAAAAATGATAAAGATGATCCCGATATGTATGACTTTTTTAATAGCGTATTTAAAGATGGATATTGGTATGGAGAAGATGTGTCTTTCTGTCATATGTTAACAAAGTTAGGTATTGATATCTACGCTAACATCGGATCGGAAACT